AGGGATCGGCGGATCCAAGGGACAGAAGGGAGCACAGGACGTTTGCGTATCGTCTTGCCTCTTCCGTTCGTCACTCAGAAACATTTTAGGGTTTGAACCAGCGCAAGCACTGGAGGTTCCCAAAGATCTTTTCTACCACGGCCCCTTTTGCGGGCCCAGCTGCACCGGACTAGAGTGCACTATTGTAAATCCTGGAGGGCCAGGCGGGCCACGAGGAGACAGCTTGCGAGAACGTTGATAGGGAATGATGTCCTTTCCCAACGCTTCGCGAAGTCTGCCTTCGAGTGCCTACCTGACCTCCCACTGGTACTCCCCTCCACCTAGGGGGCAACTGAGTACAGATCAGACCTCGTTCCCAAGCAAAAGGGTTCGAGTCTGGCGCGCCCTAGCTGGCGCGTTCACGAAGACAGTCACGGGGCCCATGAGGGGCACCGCCAGCGCGTATTGCACGCGCGCTGGAAGGTCCGGCCTCTCCTCTGATGAGAGGCGGTTGTGGACCCTGTCCATCTCAGGCGAGAGTAGGAAGTCACCAAGGTTGCCCTGGAGAACTGTCCTGCGGATCTGATCGTGGTCTTGTGGTGCGCGGCGAGGCGCGCGCATACTGACCTTTATCATCTCCACGTCATGCGACTGGGCCCAGCCCTTGGTCACACGATACCCTGCCTGCTTGGGGACAAAGGCTGCTATCTCCTCGGCGCTCATTGAGCGTGGAGTCGAGCGGGCGGCCTTCTTGAGGAGCTTCAGCGTGGCATAGAGCCAGCTGTCGGAGTCCTCTTCGTCCTCATCGTCGATCTGATCGGGCCCATCAGGGCCCTCTGGCACAGGTTGTTCAGAAGGAGCCGGCGATGCCTCTTCCCGGAACACGCCCAACCGCCGCAACAGGTTAGTGGGCACATGCATGGCCTTGAGACGGTGGACCAATGTTTGGTCATCAGCGAGTCTCATGCCGTCTACAACCTGGAGGCCCGTGTTGAACGAACCCTGAGGTGTGCGGCTAGGTATGATGCGGCCCAAAGTCGGGAGCTTCGATGACTGACGAGAATAGCCGGACAGGCCAAGGGCCTGTGTGACCACGCTCGTGTCTAACTCCTCTTCCTTGCTGCTGAGCCACGCCCACTCCACGACGCCTGCCTTGACCAACGTCTTCACGACGGCCTCGGTGTCTGCATGGACTGTGGTGGTGGCCTCTACGGGCAGCCAGCGAAGCTTCTGAAGCTTGGCTGACTGGGCAGTGGTGACGTCTCGAAAGTAGGCAGCGATGTGTTGCTGCGTCTCCGTGACGGTCACAGGACGGGTGGCCTTGAGGCCGAAGCCGCCCAGCTGCCTGGGAACGAACCAGTTCATCAGGTGCACGGGCAACTTCTGAAGGTGAGGCGTCCACGCTCGTACGAAAAGCGTGTTGAGCCGGTCACGTTCAGCCCCCTCGTAGAGATCGAGGAAGGTCTGTTGCCACTGTGGTCCTGAGAGACAAAACTCCGCGAAGGTGACAGTGCGGGGAGGTGCCAAGACCTGCAGGGAGGCCTGGGGGACTCGGACCCACATCATTTCGCCGTTGTGCTCAATGGGCCGGAACATCTTTGAGTTGAGCTGGAGGAACCGTGTCGACACGAAGTTCTTACCAACTGAAGGTGACAGGCCGCCCTCTGAGGTGACCTCTCTCCAACTCACGATGCCCGCCTCGGAGGCCTGGAACACAATGTCGTCGCCGTTGATCACGATACCACTCTTTCCGACTCGTCTCGCACGGGGACCCTCAACGCGGCGCAGGGCCACGATTGTGAGTGCCAGGTTGGCGATACAGAGGACTGGAAAGCTGACGTTTGCGCCCATGAGCTGGCCGTTCGTCTGCTGAGTGGTGCTCCCATCTGGGAGCTGGATCGTGTGGCCCGTGAGGGCAATGCGGAAGGCTTCAGTGGTGCTGGCGGAGTGTCCGGCAGCCTTGCTGATGGCTTCGGCGACCAGGTTCGAGACTTCCGAGAGAAGGTTGTCCGTCGCCCCTGTGTAGTCGCCACTCACCCACTTGTCACCTACGGCCAGTCTGGCCGAGACAACTTGTGTGAGAGTCGCCACGATGTCGTGATCAGGAGTCTCCTTCGTGACCCGGAACTCAGGCAAGGACTGCAAGGCCCTGTGCACAGACTTCTGGATGGCGGCCGTGCGCATGTACGCCAGGCCTTGCCCGATCGAGATGGCGCGAACCTTGAACGGCTCGGGCAACATCATCGGCCTCACGAGGATCTCCTCGACCGTAGACGAGAGGATGTCCTGAAGAGCTGAAGGCAAAGCGACTTGCAGCTCGAGGAATCTCCCGTCATCGTGTTCAAGCCTGAGCGCCCGTACCGGCGCCCAGAACACCTTGCCCGAGTCCGTACCGTACATCTCCTCATGACGGGCCGAGGCTACGAGCACGGCTAACCTGTAGAGCTCTAAGGTCCCGCCCTCACGTGTCGACGATTCGAAGCGCGAGGTTGTGCTGGGGACGGGCACGGTAGCGTCCTGTCGGAGCGCTGGTGCGATGGCCCCCGCAATCTGTGCGAGTACTCTTTTGAGCTCCTTCCTGGTCCGGGCCGACAGCGGTTTCCCACGTGCCGAGCCGAGCGACTTGTACCACTTCTCCTGGGTCGCCATGAGCTTCCAGAGGGGAATTAGCGGCTGTCGCTTCTTCAGACCAGTTATGGCGTTGTTGAGCTCCAGAAACCTGGCGGTGTCGAGGCCGGCCTTGTTGCGGCCAGCGCGACTCTCGAACCAGGCGTAGGCTGCCCCTCCAAGAAAATGCGTATCTTCGCAGATCCAGGACGGAGCAGGCGGAAGGGTTTCATGCTCATCGAGGTGCGCTGCCTGGACCTTGGCGGTCAGGTACTTCATGCGTTCCTCGTAGCGATCCCCCAAGAAGTCCCACCAGCACTTCTCCGCGAACCTCACAAGCCACTCAGGCTCCACCTTCTCGTCAACGAAGCCGCAAACCTCCAACCACAGCGTCAGAGAGATCACGGCCTCGCGAACGTAACACCTGAGCTGCAGCATATGCTCAGTTGCGGCCCGCAACATTTCCCTCTGCGGTACGACCTCACCTGCGAGTATGCGTCCGAGTATCGACTCAGTGTCGAGCTCTAGAAGCTGCTTGCGCAAGGGTGTGGTGTCGCGTGAGTTGAGGCGGGCCAGTCGGGTAAGCCAAGAGAGACCGACGGTGACCTGGGTGTGGTGCGTCTTCGGTTGACGCTCCATGCCAGGGGGGAGCGGGCCCAAAGGCGTGCTCCCGTTGAAGGCGTTGAGCAGGTCGTCGACCCGCTGCTCGCGCCCCGTCGTTGTCTCCCAGCTAGACAATATCAAGTCCATGTGCTCCGAGATGTTGTGCACGACATGTGAGTCGCGCTTTCCATTCTTGGTAACACACGCGAGGGTTCCCAGGCCCTCTAGCGTCTTTGACGGCACGCCGCTGCATGTCGTCGAGGAAGCGCTGTCCTCTGAAGGGGCCCCTTTGCGGGGCTTGATCAGCGGGCTTCCGGCCCACTTGTATCCACTATCCTCTCCAGGTGGGGGAGGGCAAGTGCTCTTGTTGATGAGGTCCGGGCGAGGTGCCTGTGCGCTGGGTAGCGCAGAGGCCCTTGGTCCGGCGACGCTCTTCGGTGCGTCGTGAGTAACCTTGTTGTAGTAAGTGCTAGATGCAGTACCAGAACTCGCCGTTTCGCAGGCGGTGAGAGAGGTGCGAGCTTGCAATGCTGCGCCTCTTTTGCAGAGTTGTGGGGGTAGAGGTTTGCGAGGCCTCCCTGATCGACAAGACGGAGTTAGCTAGGCTCCCATGTGATCACCCTGTTGTGGCGCCTACATCTCTTTGTGCTTCGTCCGCAGGGGACTAACTCGAGATGGCGCCACTGCCCCCTTACGGGGGCCGACCTGCCGCGGGGGCAGGGGCCATAGACTGTGGGGGAGAACTCCCACAAAACCATCCGAGGGCATGGTGCCCTCGAACAATTACTCGTTCCGCTGTGA